TACAAGTAGTACTCATAGAAACCGTACTCATACAACTAGCACTAGCTCAAGTAGTGGTGTAAACTACCCGAATGATAGAACTACTAGAAATTCTTACCCCAAATACCCCTCTCGACCACATACCACCAGAAGTATGGATTGATTGGGAAAACTCACCAGTTACCAAACATCTTGAACAACGACTATTGGAGGAAATGGTTAAAGCCTTTGACAACCTTGTCGATGGTGACGAAAAGCTCGACCCATTCTTTCGAGGGCAATTAAACTCTCTCGAACTAGCTATTACATATAAGCCGGAGAACGTAAATGATAAGCAACATGAAGAAGGAGAAGCAGATTGAACTGCGAACCTTATACCAAAAAGAGTACCAAGACTTAATCAAAGAGCATGGCATTCAACCTATTCCTTGCGGCCCATACGCACTATTAAGAGTAGTAGATTTTACCAAAACCCATGATGGACTTATCGAATTAGTCGATGATGGTAGAGAAAATGCAGCGATGCGTTGCGGTATGGTGATTGACTTTGGTTCAATCGCATTAAAAGGATATGAAGGCACTAAAGGCCCGAAAGATTGGGGTATTGATGTAGGTGACTTTGTTGAATACGATAGACATGAAGGCAGGATGTCAAGTTATCCTCAATTCTCAGAGATTTATCGTGTAATTAATGCCAGTGATTTATATACCGTATACAAGGAGCTGAAAGATGAGTGAAGAAAACGAAGTAATCGAAGATGTTGAAATGGCATCAGACATTATCAACGAACCTGAAGAGGAAACTGTTGACGAATTGCCAGTTGAACCTGAAGAAGTCGATGATAAACCTAATAATAAATATATGGGTAGGCAAGAGTGGGAAGATTCAGGCAAAGACCCAGACGCTTGGGTACCTGAGAAAGCCTATAACGATATTGGTAGACTTGGTGAAGCTAATAAACGCTTACATCAGAAAGTTGACCACCTAGAGCAAACCTATGGCACTAAGATAGATGCTATGGATGCCTTTCATCAAGCACAACTCTCTCAACAACGTAATGACCTACTGGAAAAGCGCAATGAAGCTATTGATAACGCTGATTCCGAGGAAGTTACCGCTATTGAGCAGCAAATTAACACTATTGACAACGCTAATACCCCTCCATCACAACAACAGCAGTATCTCAACGAAGTAGGCGCTTACTTTGATACAGTTAAAGTCAATGCTAAGACTGCTAACCCTGGCAAGTCTCAAGAGATAGACGATAAGATGTTTGCGATCCTATCAAGGCACCAAGACCCACAAGCTGCGGCTGATGAGTTCAATGCTTATGTAAGTAGCTTTAAGCCTACCCCTAATCCAAGGCGGCAAGAAGCATCAGTGACAGCAACTACCGCAGGAAAAAGAACAGGCAAAGCCACAATGAAAACACTGACTCTGGCAGAGAAAGATGTGCAAAAGTGGTTCCAAGGTGATGATAAAGCATTTCTATTAGCCGTTAATGAAGAACGAAAGAGGACAAAACAATGAAACTGAATAACAACAGAGGCAAGTCCTCTAAAAAACCTACAACTCAAGCTACTCCTGCTAAACCTTCAACACCTAGCCGTCCTAAAAGGCGTTCTGTTGGTTCTGGTGACAAGTTTGCTCTACCTTTATGGGTTTCTCAGGCAGATAGAAAGAACTTTTACTTTCGTTATATGCTAGAGAGCAGATGGTCAGACCACAAAGAAGCCTTGTATGAAAAAGTCATTGACCCTGATACTAAAAAAGAGGTTAGAAAAGCCTCGAAGGACTCCGATGAAGATTTGATATTGGTTAAACTTCCAATGGAGTATCGTGAAGAGGATTTACAGGGCAAGAGAGAACGTGCTAACGCTGCTCTGAAGAAGAAAAGGGTAGAGGCAGGCGTAGAGCTTACTGACGTTACAGATTGATTTTAACCGCTATTTAGTCCATAATTAGACTTATATTCTGAGGGTGCGTTATGTACCCTCCTTTATTCTGCCAATAGGCCGCACGAACAGACGAGTAATTCACGCTTGATACTGATCGAAACTAACAAGGGATAACTCCCTATTTATTTTCTTTTATAAGGATTACTATTATGTCAGGCTTTCAATTTGTCAAAGAAGCAGGCGCTCCTGATCAACCTTTAGTACGGTATCATGTTATATCTACGCATAGTACAATACTCGCTCCAGGCGATATATTGAAACTATCAGGTACAGCAGATGCTTTCGGCTATGCAGAAGTTGACGCGGCAGCAGCAGGCGATTTAATCATAGGTGTATTAGCTTCAGTAGAACCTGATTACACTAACGAAACACTTAACGAACAGGGACTTCCGGCTTCTACAGCAGGATACGTTCAAGTAAACACATCTGGTTCAGCAATTTATGAAGTAGCAGGCGATGGCACTAACGCTCTTGCAGTTACTCAAGTCGGTCTTAACACTGATATTATTGCTACAGCCGCAACTCGCTCTGGTGGTGTTACTTCATCTAATATGGTTTTAGATACAGGTACTACAGATACCCCAGCTACAACTACAGGTCAATTTAGAATCATGGGCTTAAAGGATGGTGATTTAACTACCAGCCAGAAAATCTATGTTCAACCTGTTGAAATTCACTCTAAAAGCGTAACGGGAGCATAATATGAGTACTATAACTAGCGGCTCCGCAGCCCGTCTCCAACAGGAAGGACTTGAGAGCATTTTTGGTAATGCTTACAAGCGCAAAGAGCAAGCATATCGTAAATATTACGAGTCTCGCACATCATCTAAGGCTTATGAAGTTCTGTTAATGGTAGAAGATACTAAGCAGGCAGTAACTAAAGATGAAGGCGATAGCATACAGTTTGACGTAATTGGTCAAGGTATGGCTCCAAAGTTTGTTCATTCAACTATAGGCTTAGGACTTCGCGTAACAGAAGAAGCACTTGAAGATGATTTATACAATGTATTATCTAAAGGCGCTAAGATGTTAGGTGATTCAGTTCGTGACAAAGAGAATCAAATGGCGGCTAATGTTTTAAATAACGCGTTTGATACTTCTTTCACAATGCCTGGTGGTGATGGCTTAAACTTATCTTCAACGGCTCACGTTTTCGGCCCTAATCAGTCAGGTACTTATTCTAACCGTTTAACTACTGATGCTGATTTAACTGAGGCTTCTTTAGAAGCGTTGATGATTCAGATAGCTAACTCTCAAGATAATCGCGGTAAGTTCATCGAACTATCTTCAAAGGATCTAGTAATAGCTCCAGCGAATATGTTTAATGCTCATCGTATTCTTAAAAGTACTTTACGTTCTGGAACAGCAGAGAACGATGCAAATGCAATCCGTGATATGGGTTTACTTGCTTCTGATTTCTGTATTGACCAGTACTTAACTGATGCTGACGCTTGGTTCGTAACAACTGATTGTGATGATGGCCTTTTAGCCTACACAAGACGTCAAGAGCGATTCAAGACTGATGAAGGTTTTGAGTCAGGCGTTCAGAAGTACAAAGGTGACAAACGTGTATCATTTGGATGGGGCGAACCTCGCTGTATCTTTGGTTCACAAGGCGCTTAATAAATTAGCCTCAGCAATGGGGCTTTTTTTAAATCTTTCTAATGGCCCACAACGGGCTGGTTTATTATTAAACTGTTAGGAGTTTATTATGTCAGGTTCAAATTTTCCAAAAGGATTAGCTACACGTACTCAGTATAGCGGTTCAACATCTGCTACAGATGGTTCACACTACAAAGCAAATACAAAATTCTTACGCAAAACAGCGGTTATTCGTTGTGATGCTCAAACAACAGAAACAGAAACGGCTTTTACACTTCCAACTAATGCAATCGTACATGACGTTATGCTTAATGTTATTACAATTGATGCTACTGAAACGGTAGACGTTGGTACAACCGGAACATCTAACGATCCTAATGGGTTCTTAGCGGCTGCGGCTTTAGGTGTAGCGGGTTTAGTACAAGGTTCTTTAGCTGATGGTGCTACCGTTACTCTAGGTGCTTTGCTCTTTGAGACTACAGAGGCCACAACAGCTTATACCCGTATGAATGATATTACAGCGGGTGGCGATACTATTTCTTACACTTGTTCAGCCGGTTCAGATACAGCGATATTTGACATAATCATTGAGTACACTGAAGTTGTAACGGAGTAACTTATGAGTTATCCACAAACGATTGATATTGATTTAGATGACGTTGATCCAAATGGTATTTTTACAATTAATACCGTTGCCGGTGCAATCACGCTTACATTAGCCGGTGCCTTGGTATCAGGTACAGTTGCTACAATGGATTATGCTAGGCAGATAGGTATTCTATCCTCCGGTAACGATACGGGTATTACTTTTACTGTCACGGGTACGGATGGAGATGGTCGAGCATTATCTGAGGTTGTTACAGGTGCTAGCGCAACTACAGCAGAAAGCGCGGGTTATTTCAAAACCGTCACATCTATTGTAACGAGTGGCGCGGCTGCGGCAAACGTAACGATCGGAACAGTTGATGAGGCGGTGAGTAATACTTATCCCCTTAACCATCACGCTTCTACAGGCGCACTAATCAGCGCAGTTGTAACGGGTACTATCGACTATACCATTGAAGAACGATTCGATGATATTCAGATAAGCACTGGTTTACAATCAGGATGGACAGATATTACAGCATTCGCTGATAAAACGGCAACTGTAACATCCACAGCAACTAGAGGCGCTACTGCCTTTAGAATAGTTATCAACAGCCATTCAAGCGGAGCTAGATTACTAACAAGTATCACTGATAGAGTTCATTCAGACTAATGAAAGACTACTGGATGATTTCAGATGATTCTGGTCAGAAATTTCTTAGGTCAGAAATGCGGAAAACTTGGCGTAACACTTGGGTTCATTATACCGAGTGGGAGCCAAGACAACCGCAAGACTTTATTCATGCTAAATCGGATACTGTACATATAGGCCCATTTAGATCAGGTCAAGGAGATAATGCAGATTGACTTCCATACTCACAGTAACAGCAGAAGATATAATATCAGGCGCTCTACTTAAAGCAGGCATTATTCCAAGAGGGGTTGACATCCCTGCTGGCGATCACGAATTTACTCTGAATACTCTTAACTATATGTTAAAAGCATTGCAGAGTGATGGCTATCATCTATGGACTAAGACAGAAGGCGTTGTATTTCTCACAACTGGTACTAATAAATTTGATTTAGGCGTTGATGGTGACAACTCAACCACCTCTTTCATTAATGTTACAGCAACATCAGCTATTTCATCTGCTGCTACCGCAATACCAGTAGTAAGCACAGGAATGGCAGTAGGTGACTATATAGGCATAGAACTTGATGACCTTACTAGGCAATGGACTACCATACTAACGGTTGATAGCGCTGCTCAGGTAACGGTTAATGACGCTCTAACTGACGATGTAGCGTCTGGCAATACTATATTCACCTATACAACCAAATTAGATAGACCTGTACGGATTATTGATGGTAGGTCTAGGCGTGTTGGCTCAAACACTGAGTTAAACATGATTAACATAAGCAGACAGGAATATTTTGAACAAAGTGACAAGACAACCAAGAGTGCAGTTACTAATTTCTATTATTCACCTCAACTATCAACGGGTGAGCTATATGTATGGCCTACATCTGATAATGTCAAACAGTATCTTGAAGTTACTTTTATCCGACCTATTGATATTGTCGTAAATAACGGGGATTCTGTTGACATTCCCTCAGAGTGGGTTCAGCCACTTATTGATATGCTTGCTGCTAAGATTTTACCTAGCTTTAAAATAGACCCACAACGGCAACAAATATTAGATATACAGGCACTTGAGAGCAAAGACCAAGCACTAGGTTTCGACCACGAGTTTGCATCTATGACTCTTGGATTTAACCACTAATGCCACAGGTTGAAGTTCCATTAAGTCAGGGTTCGGCCAAGAGCCAATCCTTGACATTAACTAACCAAGAACTAAGCAACTGGTATATTAACGTGCCTGAGAATGGTGGATTTAGTAACCTTAACTTATTTGGTGTTCAGGGCAAGAAGTTATTAATTAATACAGGTGCTACTGAGGTTAATCGTGGAATGCACGTTATGAACTCAATAGCATATGCGGTGAATGGAACCGTATTATATAAGATAGTTCGAACTATTGACGTAGCAGGGGTAGAAACGTTTACCAAGGTAACATTAGGAACGGTAGCAGGCTCAGGATTTGTTAGTATGGCTGATAATGGAACACAACTAGTCGTTGTAGTACCTGGCTCAATCTCTTACGTCTACAATCATTCAACTGATGTATTCGCGGCTATTACAGATTCAACATTTACAACTACATTAGGGCCATCTAATAGTGTTAGGTATTTAAACGGCTTCTTTATTCATACGAGCAGCCAAACACCAGAAGATACTATATTTCACTCTAATTTGAATGACGGCTTAACATATGACGCTCTCGACTTTGGTTCGGCCGAGACAGACCCGGATAAAATTATAAGTGGTCACGTTCATAATGATAAATTTTACGCTTTAGGTTCTGAAACTATACAGGTTTATGACAATGTAGGTGGTTCAGGTTTCGTACTCGCTAACAGGGAAGGTTTTGTTATCCCTAAAGGTTTATTAGCTCGATTTAGTGTTATTGAATACGATGGCGGTTTTGTTTTTCTAGGTGCTGGCGTTAATGAACAGCCTGCAATCTGGACAGTAAAGGGTTCGCAGATTACTCGACTATCGACTACAGATGTACAAGACCAACTTGCTACATTCACTGATGTTGAAATATCTAACGCCTTTGCTTGGGTAGGTGGTACTCATGGAGCTTATTTCTTACGGATAACGGTAGGTAATAAGACATTTGCTTATGACTCAACGGCTTCAGGATTATTACAGAAAAGAATTTGGCACAATGAAACCTCTTTTGTATCAGAAGCAATATTGAGAAATAGAGTTAATAGTGCGGTTACAGCTTATGGTCGCGTCATGGTAGGCGATTCAGTGTCCGGCAGAATAGGCGAATTATCGTCCAGTACTTTTACTGAATACGACAATGAGATATTGAGATCAGGAATTGTCCAATCTCTTAACGATAAGAATGAACCTATATCATTAGGTGCAATAGAAATCAACGTAGAGTCAGGCGTAGGCAATAGTGTTATAGACGACCCTCAACTGGAATTATCTATATCTTATGAAGGCAGTCCAACATTCTCATCAAGAGGCAGTCGCTCAATGGGTAAGATAGGCGAGTACAAAAAAAGATTAATTTGGAATCAGAACGGCATGATTGATGTCCAAGCAGCAATTAAGTATAAAACCTCAGCTAAGGCTAAGGCTAATATTATGAAAATGACGATGTGGATTGACTAAATGGCAACTAAAGGCAAAGTAATACCCGTCAATGTCATTGATAAAATAATTAACGAGGGACGCGCTACGCAAGATTTTAGCGGATTCCTTAACAATGTATCAAAGACAGTTACTTTAAGCGGTAGCGGTAGTCCAGAGAGCGTTGTTGATGCTCCTATACGCACTTTGTATATGGATATTGACGCTGTAGCGACTCCGGGAACGTTTTTATACATTAAAACTACTGAAACAGGTAAAACAGGATGGAA